CCTGCTGCACTTCCGCTTCGGAGGCTTCCCCGTTGCGTGCGCGCTCCATGACGCCCTCGAACTCCATGTTGGCAACCCGAAGGTCAGCCGCCATAGCGATCTCGGCAGCAGTCGCGTTCTGCTTCTCAGCAGCGTCCTCGACCTTAGCGATCACGGACCTGTTGATCTGCGCCTCGTGGTTGAGACGCTGCATCGTGAGTTCCTGACCGTAGGTGGACATGACCTCGCGAGACTGTTCGATCCAGTCTGCATGAGTGATCTTCCCGCGCCTGTACTGCTCATCGAGCACGTCGAGTTGCGGAGTGACTTCCTCATAGGTCTGCATCGCGGCCCGTTCCCGAACTTGGGTCAGGTTCCGCTCAGCGGCGATCCGGTCAGCACGCGGGTCAGGGATATTGTCCTGCCACGCCGACTGCGCCGTCTCCACCTGCTTCCGCACGTCAGCGGGCAGGCTGTCCATCTCACCGTCCCACGCCTCTGCCGTAGCATCGTCCGTGGCGAGCGCGATCAGCGCCCGTGTCTGGTCGCCACCGAAGGCTTCCAGCTTCTCGGCAAGTCTCGACGGTTGCGCCATCGCGGTCTGGATGCGGTCGCTTGCACCCTTGGCACCGGAGGCCCACACAGGCGCTTGGCCTGCACCGGGCGACACGAGGTCGACGTGGATATGCTCCCCGCCCATGTACTCTGCGCCGTAGCCGATACCGCGAGCCCCATTGCGGGCGCTCTCGATAGCGAACTGTTCCATGTCAGGATCGGTCGCCTTGACCACCGTGCCGTCCGGCCGGATGATCTTGATGTCCGCAGCGTTGCCGGTCTTGTGCCGGTTCGAGCCATGCTGGTGCTTGTCGCCCTCCTGCCCCGAGGTCACGACGACCCGAGTACCCGCACCAAAGATGGCTTGAGCGGAGGAAGTGATCGTACCCATGACGCGCTCGCTGGGAGCGTAGGGTCGGGCCGGTCCCATCTGGTAGTCAATGGTGACGCCAGTGACAGCGGTGCTCTGCCGAGCCGCGTCCTGCATGAGTTCCGAGGCGAGGCCCCAATCCCCAGCGGTGATCGCTGCTTCGATGTTCAGGCCGCGTGTACCCTGATCGAACTCCACGCCAGCCCGTGCCGCGTCGTAGACTTGACCGGCGTTGTTCTGGCTGGTGCGCCGACCGTGCTTCGCGTTGTTCTCGGCGTACTTCGTGACGGCAGTGCTTGGATCGAGTTCTCCCCTCGTCACCGCGTCAGTGATGCGCGTGTTCTCCGCGTGCCAGTCCTCGTTCCACTCGGTTTCCATTCGCGAGTGGTACGCTGACTTCGCTGCCTCGATCTGACGAAGCTGCGCGACAGTCAGGTTCTCCGTGTTGAAGAACCCGGCACCGTCGAGATGCGCGTAGGCCGCAGGGTTGTCGTTCTCGAACGCCTTGACGATACCCTCGGTAACAGCAGCCTTGCGCCGATCTTGGCTCAGGCCCGAAGTCACGTCCGATGCGCCAGTGGCGAAGTCTACCAACTGCTGCGTCGAGTTCTGGTCCCTCGACATCACGTCGACCGATCCAGACAGAGCGTCGAAGTTCTGCTGCTCCTTGAACCCAAGGTGCTGCTTCATGTGCTCGTCAATGAGGGTCGGCGTCTGCTTCAGCAGGTTCTCCTGCGCCAGCTTCCGCGTGCGCTCGTCGGGTATACCCGAGGTCATCTGGTCGATACGGTTGATGAGCGTGGCCCGGTACTGATCCGGGTCGGCCTCGTATCCGCCGTTGGCGATCTCTTGTGCCTGCGCTCTGAACAGACCAGACGCGAGGGTCTGTGCCGTCACAACGCGGTAGCCTTCGAGCGCCCACTTGTCGCCTTCCATCTCCACTTGCTCGAACGACTTGCCTTGCATGTGGGCGATCTGGCCGTTGAGCATCGACTGCTCTTGGCGCTTCTGTTGTATCTCCGCGAGCTTGCCAGAAGCGAACTGGCTGACTTGCGCGGCGATCCGCTCTCCGAACGACGTGTCAGGGACACGGGGCGTCGGCGGCGGGCCGGAACCCGGAACGCTGCGGGAGATCGGCTCTAGGGCCTCTGCTCCACGCAGGCTGTCCTCGGGTGCTGCACGCCTCTCCATTCCTTCGGCCATGCGCTACTCCTTATTCGAGAAGGCGCGAGCCTTCCGGTTGGTGACTGTCGTAGATGTTCAGCAGGTTCGTACCTGCCCCGAGTAGGGCCATGCCCGCAGAGGGCTTGGGTATCACCTGTACATCCGTGTTCGTGATTGCTGCGATGGCGACCGAAGTCTTTTGCTCGCTCATGTCAGCCATCTGCGTAAACGCAGCACGGCGCTGGGCATAGCTTGCCCTTCCGGCGCTGGCGCGGAGATCACGCATTGTCATCTCCACGCTGTTGCCCGCCACGCCAGCGGCGGCAGCATTGACCTCGGCTTTGCTCTGGTCGATGAGTGCCGTCCGCTGGATGACTTCCTCTGCACGCTTGGCCGCATCCCTCACCCGCACTTGGTTCGTGGTGATCGCGTTCTGGCTTCGAGCAGCAGACAGCATGTTCATGGTGTTCCGATACGCTTGTATCTTCTCCTGAGCTTCTGTCTGTATCTTCGTCATCTGGTAGTCGCCCCAGCTATCAACGAGAGACATGCCCATCTGTGCGGCCATAAGCCAACTCATGCGCGTCGTCCTTTCGTACTGAGGATTTGGCCGACCCACTCGACCTCGTGTATCGTTACGGGTCTGATGTCTCGGCCTGTGAATGTGACTGTGGAGTAGTCCGCGCGCTCTCCCCACGGAACCACGAACGCCCCTGTCTGAAGGATCAGACGATCCGGGTCGAGGGGCTCGTTGTCGAGAGGGAAGATGTAGGCGCTGAACTCCCAATCAGGACTGTACGGGCTGGTGCCCACGGCTTTGAACTCGCCGCTGTTGTCCACATGAACCACGTAGTCTTGGATCGTGACCTTCTTGCTGGTGTCGATCCTGCCTTGGTAGTCCTTGGCAAAGACCTGCGTAGGTGTGAGGGACCACTCGACTGTTTGGCCGCAGTTCAGTACCGCTCCTTCCGGTATGACTTTCGGGTCGAAGATGTACCTGTGCGTGAGTGCGTCCAGCCTGAGTTCAAGCTGGGGCCGCGCCTCAAGTCCGGGGTTCGGACAGCCGGTCGATTGCAGGAAGCGAGCGTCCCCGTAGGGCAACTCGATGTAGCCACTGGCGACGGTCTTGACGACGCGCCGGTCCAGCATCTCGTGGTAGTCGTACTCACCGAGGGGCCTGTTGAGATCGAGCCAGTGGACGAACACGTCATCGTCTATGTCCACAGACACGAAGTACACGATGGAGTTGCGGAAGAAGAAGTACGCAACAGTGTCGCTGAACTCCCACTTGCCCCATGCGCTTTGCAGCGCCTCCGTGCCGTCCCACAGGTACTTGTACACCCACACCGTATCCCGCAGTTGGTTCGTGCGGAACAGCGCAAGGTTGAAGTTCTGGCTCACAGCCATGTGCTTCATTGCGCCTTCGATGTAGCGGTCTTGTGTCTCGGTCAGGCTGTTGGCCGCGTTGGCGGCGTTGTCGCTGTCGGTGTAGAACTCTTTGAGCCCGGTGAACCGCCCTGAAGTGAACGGGAACAGGATGGTCCTGCCCGTGGACACCGGACGGGTGCCGCCCGAGGCGATCTCGAACTCCGTGGTCAGTACCATGCTCGCCGTGTTCGGGTCGATGCCGCCGCCACGAATGACGAACTGGCTGTCGCCCGGATCGGCCATGATGAACAGGTCTCGGTCGAACGGGACGAACCAGTCGAGCTTTAGGTCATCCTTCTTGGTGCTCGTGATGTCGATGGGGTCGGTAGCCGACACTACGGTCGCACTCTCGCGCCACAGGTCGAACGGGTAGTTCGTCCGCGACATCACCACGGCGTCCTTGACCAGCAGGGCGAGCCTGCTCTCGAAGCCTTCGATGTCCCTGATCTGCTTCCCCACGATGGAAGGGAACGGTGCGCTGTCCTCGTCGCCCACAGACCGCCCGAGCCACGGACCCTGCTCCATGTAGAAGCTGCCGCTCTCGTAGACGAACACATGAGGCATGGTGTTAAGCTGGAAGCTCCGCACCGCGTTCGGGTCACGCCACTCGATCCAGATACCCTCCCGACCGAAGCCAGCAGTGCCATCCTCTGCGATGGTGTCCTTGGCGTCGAACTTCAGCCAGTAGTCGTCCTCGTCCGCTTCGCTGGTGACGACCTTGACGATCATCCCGTTCGGGGCGAAGCGAGGCAAGTCCTCGACGTTCTTCACGGTGTCCGAGTTCGCCCGCATGATCTCGCCGCCAGCGCCATCGCTCACGCCGATCCTGATCTGAAGGGTCGGGTGGTAGATGAGGCCAACGTCGAACTCGCGGTCTACGACTGTGCCCGCAGGCAGAGAGCCGTTGCCAGCGATGGCGTTGCAGAGTTGCTGCACGATGTACTCGGAGGTCGTCTGCGCTGCGTCACCTGCGGAAGTCCCGTCTGGTGCCGTGTACGTCTCGCTGATGGTGACGCCGTTGCTGAAGCGCAAGCTGACCGCGTAGGTCTTGAGGAACTGCCCACCAAGCGCGTGGAAGATCGCCGCGTACCAGCCCTGACCCTCGACAGCGGAACTCGACTTGACGGTCTTGTTCCTGTTCGCCATGACGATCTTTCCCTCCACGACATGGAAGGTCATCTCGTTGCCGATGTAGCTTGCCGATCCGCCGTTGCGGTACTGGATGTTCTGCCGCTGGCCATCGCTGACCCGCCACATCTCGATCTCACCGGACTTGTAGCCGATGAGGTAGTCCTGTCCTTGGAACTCGATGTCCGTGTACGAGAAGCTGCCCGTAGCTCTGTCGAGCGTTGGGCCTTCGTTCGTTGCGGGTCGAGTGCTCAGCCCGAGGGTCACGTCCGAGATCAGGTTCACCTGTTCAGTGACCTGACCGTCCAGTCGAACGCGGTCGGGCTGTTGGCTCACACCCTGTAGGAGCGAGCCGAGGGAGCCTGATTTCAGTGCCATCTGTTACCTCACAATCGGACGCCACCGACCGTAGCCCACGCCTCGACGGAGACTGTTCACGGTGTTCGATGGGTTGTCATAGATGTTGGTTTGCCGCTGACGAAGATGCTCACGGTAGAGCGTCGACCACCCGAGGTCACGAGTGTTGCGGTAGTTGCTGAGCTTCGGGTCCGCACCGTCCTCATCGAGATAGAACTCGTAGACAGCTTTGGCCCGGATGTATTCCAGCGCGGCGAGCGGCATGTCCTCCAAGGCGATCTCGAAGATCATCTTCAGGCGAACTGCACAGCCGACGTAGAAGGTGCCGGTGCTCAGGTCGTACATGCGGTTGCCACGCAGGGTCAGGTTGTAGTTCCGGTCTGCGGGGTCCGCTTTGATGCAGCCCTGCGGGACGATGATCTCGCCGTTGGATTGTTCGGTGATCTCTCGGCACTCGGTGTTGAACCACAGGCCGATTGCCTGAACAGCCGCCTGTACCTGTTGGAGCTTGAGTTCAGCTTTCAGGTAGAGAGGGTGGGTACTTTGTTCGGCAGTCAGAGCCCGCGCACCAGTGCTGACGACCATCGAGTTGATGATGTCGAGCTTAGTGTACATGGTATCTCCTTCCTTGCTCAATGACGCACACCCTCGGATGCGCGTGACAGAACAAAAAAAAAGCCCCTCCACCCGGTTAAGGGCAGAGGGGCGATCTCTCTTACGAGAAGTTGGCGTTGAACACCGCGCCGGTATGGTCGGGGCGACGGGGTGCCGCGCCGAAGGCCAGATAGCTGTCGATGAACCACGAGAGCCGAAGCTCGTTGTAGTGGACGTTGGAAGTCAGCGGGATCGTCTCACCACCGAGCACCGAGTTCGGGTGCATGATGAGGCCGACGCAGGTGAGTTCCGCCGCAGTCGGGACGTACTCGCTGCCGTCCGAGAGGATCGACAGGTCGATGTTGGCGTCCGACAGACGCGCCGTCGACACGATGGGAACGCCCATCAGCGTCTTGAGCGTGCCGTCCGCGAAGTCGCCGTTGTCGGTCGAGAAGTCGCGGTCGATCAGCTTGTCGTTGTTCAGCAGGACGGCGTGCTGGCGAGGACGCAGGAACAGCGCCGTCTCGTCGGTGTCCACGTCGTTCTCCTGCATGTTGACGATGACCGTCTCGAACGCAGTGTAGAGCGCGTCCGGGTCGAGTTCGTCACCGAGCGTGGTCAGTTCGACCGTCTCGCCCGACTTGAACGCTTCACCGAGGTCGCGGCCCTGATTGCCCTTGATGCGCGCGTCGGCAACACCGGCAGTGACCTGCGACAGTGCCGTCTTGACGCCCATGCTGAGCAGCGCCGCGTCGAAGAACTTGGCGATGGTCTTGCCGTGGTCGACGCCGATCTCCCGACGAGTAGAGAAGTCCGTCTGGAACTCGTTGAGCAGCGCACGGCTGTCGCGAGCGAGGATGATGGTGTCGACAGTGACCTGAGCGCGGTCGAAGTTGCGCGGCGTGGCCGACATCTCCTGACCAGCGGCGCTGTCGTTGATCCCCTGAAGGGTGCTGTCGCCCATCCGGCGAACGGTCTTGGTGTCGGTGCCACGGATCGACATCATGTCAACGAACTGGCGCATGATGCTGCGCTTCGCGATCTGAGCGTCGACAATGCCGCCGTACTGCTCGATCATGTCGTCGCGGTCGAACGTCGACAGGTGGGTGTTGTCGGCGGGAAGGTGCCCTTGGGTCGGCATGGTTGTGTTCTCCTAGAACAGTTCTGTAATCTTCAGGCTATCCTCAGATGCCCTGCTTCTTGCCTGCCGCGCGCTGAGCACGCAGTGCGTTGAACTCCGCCTCGGTGCCGCCCTTGCGGTGCAGCCTGTCGAG